TCACTGGGACGTTAAATCAAAGAACCTTGACCACCTATCAAGTGGGTCATCAATCATATTCAAAGGGTTCCGCGAGCAAGGCAAGCTCAATATCAAGGGACTTGAAGGTGTTGACATCCTGTGGATAGATGAAGCCCAGGGGATTACAAAGCCAACTTTGCAGGTTATTATCCCCACAATCCGCAAGAGCAAGGCTAAAGTATTCTTCACTATGAACCGGCTATTGAGTGATGATCCTGTTTATGTTGAGTTCGCCAAGCGCCCGGACTGCCTTCATATCCATATCAATTACAACGAAAACAAGCACTGCCCCACAGAAAGCAAGATAGAAGCCGAGAACATGCGGACCGTTGACATTGACAGCTATAACCACGTTTGGCTAGGTCAACCAATGGAGAACGCCTCAAACTTTGTTTTCCCTGATGCGGTAATAAATCACGCTATTGCAAGGTTTGACACCATGAGCATGGGACGCGGGATAAACAATTCAGGTGTAGCCGTTGATCCGTCCGGCATGGGCGCAGATGATAATGAATTTTTGGCTATCAATGAAGGATTGCCGCTAGAATCCTATTCCAAAACCATCATGTCCCCAACCGAGAAAGCACTAAAAGCTATTGAAATATGCAAGCGGATTGACGGTTATTGGATTATTGTTGACTGTGATGGTATAGGTGCAGACATGTTTCTTGAGCTTCAAGGAATGGATGAGAACTTCCTGGGGGGCATCCAGTTAATTAAGTTTAACGGAAGCGCGCCTTCAAAAGCCTCTTTAACCACAACATTACGCAATAATCGTCCAGTTTACCAAAATATGAGGGCTGAGATCGCCTATATCGCACAGAAACGGGCCTATGCAGGTATAGCATCAATCAATCCACGCAGTAAACATACGATTGAAGACTTGAAGCATGACGTTTCTTTTGTTAATGGAAAGGGACTTTTACAGTTAGTTCCAAAGGAAGAAATTAAAGAACAGATAAAAAGAAGCCCAGGCAAGGGTGATGTTTGGAAGATGGCGCAGTATGGATGCTCTCTTAATTTAACAGATCAGAGGTTCCAATCCGGTAGACAGCCAGAACAGCAAAGAGTAGCAGATGATAATTTCACGAACACACGCAGCACAGGACAAGAGGATGTTTCAAGACTACAACAACACGCAGACTAATAAGGGGGATTAAATGTCAGAAGATATGATTATCGAAGGCGAAGGACAGAACGCCAAGGCCGCAAGGGAAGCAAAGGAATCAATCGCAAGGTTGTTAGGCAATATCAGTGACCATCATCAAGTCATTGTAATCGCTAAAGACTTGACTGGACAAACGCCAACACACATCCACGCGCAAGGGCCATCAGCAGATAAATGCCTTTTATACGGTATGCTTGGTGAAGCCCAGGATGTTTTCAGAATAGCATCATCTAAAGAAATATCAAAACCATCTTGACAACAATCCTTTTTAGAATAAGGATATGTTATAAATGAAATTCGCAGAAGAAAAACTAACAGCGGAATTGCTTGAAGAAGTAAAGCCTCTCCTTGAAAAACATTGGGAAGAAATAGCCCATTACAAAGACATCCCACTTGACCCAGACTATGAATTATATTTGAAGATGCAAAACATGGGGATGATACGTGCGTATTCAATGCGGGATATTGATACAAAACTTGTTGGATACGCTGTCTACGTTGTGCGGCCAAATCTTCACTATAAACAATGCTTAACAGCGACGGAAGATATAATTTACGTTGATCCTGAAAAACGTGGTTACGGATTATTTTTAATTAAATGGTGTGATGAACAGTTAAAACTTTTAGGTGTTAAGATTGTCACCCATCATATTAAATTTGATTTTGATTGGAGTCCGGCCTTGATAAGGATGGGGTACGATAAAACAGATATGCAGCTTTGTAAAAGATTGGATAAGTAGATGGCTATTGATGTTGTCATAGGAGCTTTGCTTGGTGCTGGCATAGGAGAAGGCGTTTCTGCTTTGACATCATCCCCCAAATCACCGTCACAGACAGCTCCAACAACCCCAAGTCAATCAACAGCCAATACAACTGCCGCGTCCACAGTATCCGATCAAAGAGCAACTTTATTGGCAAGCGGTGGTCAAACTGATATGACGGGCGGATTAGGAATTTTAACAGGTTCAGAAATTCAATCTAGTTCACTGATCGGTGGTTAAATATGCCTCCAATAGTTTCCACAAATACAGACATTAAAAACTTGGTAATGAAATCTGTTTATCTCAAATCGAAGGATGGCAACCGCTATTCTTATCTTCAAGATGTGGCTAATTTTTGTATTCCGTCAAAAGCCTGGATCACCACAATTAAAGTCGAAGACATGCGCTTGAATGACGCTTACCTTTTTGATTCAAGAGCCAAGTTAGCTTTAAGAGAATCTGCTTGCGGGTTCCATTCCAAGCTCACCAGTTCAGTTAATAAATGGCTAGGGTTTACAACTATTGACCCAAAGAAGATGCAGTCCGGTAATGTGCAGCGTTACTTTAAAGATTGCTCTGATATTCAAACCGACATAAACAATGCCTCAAACTGGAACGAACAAATTCTTGAGTGTTACACAGATGATTTATGGGCCGGTTCTTCTCCGCTTGCAACAGAAGAAGATTGGCTTACTCATGTTAGGTACACATCCATTCCGGTTCAGCAATGCTCGTATGAGCGTGATTATCGCGGGGAAATCGTTGGTCTATTCCGCAGGTTCAAATACACCGCAGTCCAGATCAAAGAACGCTGGCCTAATGCAATACCTAAGAACGTAAAGGAAGCCTTAGATGCAGATAAGTATTTCCAGTTATTTGATATTGAGCATTACGTGGGTCCTCGCGACATTAGGGACGCGTCCAAAAAAGATGCAATTAATATGCCCTTTAGGTCTGTCTGGTATTATCCCGAAGAAGAACATAAGTTTGATGAAAGCGGGTACAATACCAATCTTTATGCCGTGCTTGAGTTCTGGATTCAGTCTGGGGATGACATGGCATACAGCCCAGCTATGGATGTTCTGGCTTCAATCAAGCTCGCTAACGCACAGAAGAAGACCAATCTAAAGTTTGCTATGAAGGCAGCGGGAGGCGCATCTGCAATGCCCGCACGTTTCTGGATGGGTCGTTTCTCTCAAAACCCTGACGCGATGAACTACTACGATAAAACAAAATACACCAAAGATGATTACTTCCAGATTCCAACAGGCAATGACCCAAAGCTGTCCACTGAAATGATGCAGATGGAGCAAGACTTAATTGATCGTGGTTTCTTCCTGAACTTATTCAAGGCCATGAGCAACGTATCAAAGGACATGAACAATCCCGAAGTCAATCAACGCATAACAGAAGCTCTTGAGCTTGTCGGCCCTGTCGTTGGTCGTATGACCAAGAAGATAGGACAATCACAGTTAAGAGCTTTCGACATTATAAATAGCCGTGGGCTTTTCCCTACACCTCCAAGAGAACTGGTTTCAAAAGACAACAAGATGGATATAGGCGTAGTTTTCCAATCCCCCCTTGCTAAAGCCCAGCGCGCCGCTGCCCTTGGAGGTCTTACCACTTGGTTACAGATTGTCGGTGCGATCAATGGCATTATTCCTGATGCAAAGGACAATGTTGACGGAGATAGGATTGTGGCGGGTTCCGCAGACTTCTTAAATGTTGACCCTACATTTGTTCGTGAGAAGCGCAAGGTTGAGGAAATCCGCAAGAAAAACGCGGAAGCCATGCAAGCCCAGGCTAAGATGGCACAGCAGAATCAACAGGCAGACACGGCACAGAAAGTTGCAGGGGCACACAAGTCCCATAAAGAGGCAATGAAAGTTTAATATGCCAAGAGGCTTTGGCAACCAAGTAAAGACAATGCAAATTCTAAAAGCAATCTCCTTTTTAATCCTCACAATCGCTATTACCTCTTTTATTACTATTATTGTTATTAAATTTTTAACATACGGTGACGACGCTAGATGCTTTAGCGAATCGTGTAGGAGTTATTAATGAAAGACAGACCCATAGTAAAGTTAGAACCCCGCGTTGAAGTAACGCCATCCGGCAAGACACGCACAGTCTACCGACAAAGAATATACAATCCAAACCATCCTGATTACCAAACCATTAAAAAGGAAATGTTAGCGAGCAAAGATGCAGAGCTCAGTAA